AATTTAATACTTGACAGTGTTTACAATTATGATCTAGGAATATGACGTTAAAAAATACTAATAAATTTTATGTTGAAAAAAAATATTTTAAATGTTCTAAAGGGTGCTGATAGAGGTAAAACTCTAGAAATACCCCCAAGGAATATTATGGATAACGAGACGGTTGGTGTTGGAGCGTACTTTAACAAAGACGGTGAATACGTTTTGCGAAGACCTGAAGATAATTTTTATTTCATTATTGATCGTATTCAAACTGACAAAGGTTTGAAGCTGAATGATATAGCTTCTAAAACTGGGGTCAGTGTCAAAACTTTATATAATATTCAAAAAGAATATCGTGAGCCTGGAGAAGGTCACACCACTACAATCGCTGTTATAAAAAAAGTATTTACTAAATTTCCTCAATATAGAAAAGATTGGGAAGAATATAAGAGTGTAATGCCTGTTGAGAAAAAAGATGAGGTTTTACTTAATCTAATTTACGACAGAGATTTATATGTAGAGATACCAATGCTTGGTAATTGGTATTCACAGATTAATGACCCATCAATTAGTTCATTGGAACCCAATCAACATCCAACAATGTTACTACCTAAATTTATAGCTGGATTAAATCATTCTTCTATTAATGATGATCTTGGTTCTAAGTGGTATGGGTTATACAGTCGATCACCAAGATACACAGGTACTTCAATTGTTGGGCAAATGGGTGAGTGCTTTCCTGGTACTAAAATTTACAAAGCATCAATACATAATTGGACAATTGTTAAATTTAAAGATCAAAGAAAATATTATAAAGGTTTAATTTATTGTTCTATGATCCCCACTAAAAAAACAGATCAAGTTGATTTACTTTTTGCTCAAAATGGAGATGATATTGGAAATCCAGAAGACAATCAATTGTCTATAATAAGAGATGTACCCCTTGTAGATATTGAATATACCTTGCCATTTATTACAACTGTAAGTCAAGCCACTCTTGATTTATGGATTAATCACATGCAAATGCAAACCAAAACCAAAAAAAATGAATCAGAGGCTAAAAAATAAAAAAGAAATTGCTACATATTTAGGGCTAAGTTATCCCAATTTTTTGGCCAAAGAACACCGTTTACAGGCTGTTGGCTTCCCTAAATTAGAGCTGGTTGTTAACCGCTACGACATAAAAAAAGTCGAGGCTTGGCTAGACAATGACACAATTCAGCGGGATAGTGGCTTAAAAAAACACTATGAAAATAAACTATCCATACTTAAAAATAATAACTAGACGATCTCGTTCTAAAAAATCTAAAAAAATAATTAAAAAAGACTATTACTATTTTCGTGATAAAAAATATCACGCTAGAATTTCAGTCTCACCAGACCATCCACAATTTCATAAAATGTATACCGCAATCGATAGCAGTCTTGCTGACGCTACCACTCATGGTACTGTTGGGTGGGCTTGTGATTGGTATCTAAAATCAAAACATCATAAGTCTCTTAGTGATTTTTCACAACGAGATGATAAAAAATTTTGTAAGGCTTTAAAGGAAGTGATAGGTGATTATAAATTAAATTTAATTACCGCTATAGATGTTAGAGATTTTAAAGATGACTATGCTGAAGTTAAATCTAATGATGCAGCTAATAAAATTTTAAGTTTTATGCGTAAACTTTTTAATCAAGCTGAACTAAGAGAGTTGCAACCAATTAATCCGTTTGCAAAATACGGTAAGTTAGCAACACTACCTAGGGATCAAAGGTGGGAAGATGATGAAATAGCTTTAGTGCATAAACATAAAGATGACTTGCATCCAAATAACTATTTAGTTTTTTTAATGGGATTGTATACGCTCCAAAGAATTGGAGACATTTTAGACCTCGATCGAGATCAATATGATGGTGAGAAAATATCTTTACAACAAGCAAAGACCTTGAAGAAATCAAGGAAATTGGTGGGTTTTCCAGTACATAAAGATTTAAAAATTGTACTTGATAAAAGTTTACAAGGACACAATCATCATAAACTGTTACAACAAAATTCGTACTGGAGTTTTAGAAAAGATTTTGATAACTTTAGACGCAAACATAATTTGTCGCAAAAAAGATTTCATGATTTACGCAGAACAGGAATGGTTAAAATGGCTGAGTTGGGAGTAAATGATATTATGATCTCGGCTGTATCTGGTCATAGTCTTGAGTCTACTAAAAGAATACTTGAAACTTACTTGCCGAGAAATTATAAGATGGCAAAGAAAGCAATGGATACTTGGGAAAGTGGTACGCTTTAATTTAAAAGTGGTACGCCCTAATTAATTTTTCGCAGTTTTCTAGTACGGCTCGATAGCTCAGTTGGTAGAGCAAAGGACTGAAAAACCTCTGGTTTATGCCCTAAGTCATTGATTTCATTGATAGGGCGTACCACTTTGGAGTAAAAAAAACTCTATATAAAGCAAGAAAAATAAAATTAATTGGTACGCTTTTTTCCGTATAGTTTTGTCCAAGACCAACTATTAATCTTACCTGCGTACTTATTAATTATTTTTAATATTGTTCTCATATATTTATCTTAGTAGTGGGTTGCCTTGTTCCGCTTTAAACTCTGTTAACTTTGCTTCCATGTAGTTAATGGCAGCTTCATTAATTTTAATTAGTGCTTTCATTGCCTGTAAGTCAGACTGTAAGGCTTCAATTTTATCACTTAAACCATCTTCTGATTCTGCAATACGATCATGTATTTCTGTAAGATCAATTGATTGTACCTTCTTTTTTTCAATGACATCTAGTCTTTGGTTAAATGTACCCCAGGTATAAAAACCACCTCCGATTGCCGACAACAATGCTATAAGCATTCCTACTGTTTGTAGTTTAGATATTATTTGCATTTTTTAACTCCATTAATTTTTTATATGCGTCTTCTGTTTTAATTTTAAATGTTTCCATTTTTATCTCATGTGCAGTCACAGGGTCATCGACTGCCAAAGAAACTTGTTGTTGATATATTTCATAGTCATAACCGACTAAATCTATTTGCTTAAAGAAATCCATATTACCATCAGGAAAATCTAATTGGTTCTCAAAGAAACTTTCATTAACTGCATTGTAACTAGCAAGACTTACTTCTTGTTGAATAATATCTCGATTTAAAATCTCACTTACTACTGACAAAGTTACTTCTACTCGTTGCTTAATATCGCTTATCTTCTCAGCAATTGCTTTTTCAATCTGTACAGATTTAGTATCAACCTCTATCTCTTCTTGCTCGGCTAAGTCTTCTTCAACGGGTTCGTCAATAACTTCTGGCTCTGCTTCTGAGGTTGGTTCGATTGGTTGCTCTTCCAATTCTGCTGTCTCTTGCGGTTGCTCTGGGATAAACTCCTCGTCAACGGGCTGTTCATTCTCAATGGCATTCTCTTCTACGACTTCAATTTCTTCGATTTCTTCTTCGTAGACTTCTTCTTCGTAGACTTCTTCTTCGGGCTGATAGGGGGTAGGCTCTGTGGAAATAACAGGTTCTTCAGCCATAACAATTTCTTCATTAGGTTCAACATATATATCCTCATTATTAACGGTTTCTGTGGTGGGTTCTTCAATCGGTTGTGTTCCGACATCATCTTGATTATTATACTCAGGTTCATACTCTTCTATAAATTCTGCTTGGTTAAAATTTTCTTCTACAATTGGTTCTTCGTTCATAGAAATTAAAGGAAGTTCATCATTGAAAACTACTTGCTCTTCTATTTCAAAATCGATTTGAAAGTCTTCTTCAATGTTGATTTCATCTGGCTGATCAATTTGAATACTGTCAGTGGTAAAGTATTCAATTTCAAAAAGGTCTTCATCCATGACTGTGATCTCTGTAGTAACTTCAAGATCAAACTCTTCAGGTTCCCAAGTATCTGTATAATCGTAAATAATATTAGTATTAATATTAAAAATATCTGTAGTGTCTTCGATAGTTTCATAAGAGTAATCTAGGTTATCTATAAGCTCTTCAGCCGCTGCAATTTCATCTTGACCTGGGCATTGAGGCGGATTGAATTCATGACAATATTTTGTTTCTACAACAACATTTTCGGTATAAGTATTGTAAGTTACATTTAGTGAAGGCGACCTAATATCTACCCCTGCATGACCTTTGTTGTAATTAACTTGAGCATCATTAATAATATCAAAATCAAACCGTGCTGTTAATGTGCCGTGAAGAATATCTTGGCTTGGAGTTACGATTAAAGTATTTTGATAAGGATTAAAAACATAGTTATGGTTAGTTGTATCCTCCAATAATAAAATTTGTGTTATACTGTCACCATTACTTGTTGTTGCTGTTTGCGTCATCGTAACGGTTGACTCAACTGGGTTCCACCATCTAATATCAGCACCAAACACACTAGTAAAACCACCCTGGAGTTCTTGTAAAGTAAGATGGTCTATTGAATTAATTGTAGTCTCTGCATACTTTCCATCCTTACCTGTCATATACATAGACTCATTACCCAAATCACTTGAGTCGGGAAACATAGTACCAACCCAAGTGCCATCAATAAAATTTTGGCTAATTAGATTTCCACTAGTTGCAGGGTTGCCTATTGAATAGGTATAAGTTGTCTGAACATCTCCAACATTTGGCGTGTCATAATCTATGACTACGCTATCGGCTTTACTTATTGTTGTTAAACTTAACCACACCGCCAGAGAAATTAATAACTTCTTCATCTTGGTTTTCCTCTTGTTCAATTTCTTTATCAACTGAATCTATGTAACGGAGGTCTTTAGTGTAAGTTTCATAATCAGGTCTTAACTTAGGATACTTTTGGTAATGTGCTTCAGCCTGACTTCCAATCAAACCCATGTAAGGACAATGAGTTGAGGCATGAGCCATTGAAAGAAAGATTCTTTCATCAGTACATAGTAAAGCCAAACTCGCAACTTTCATTCCCATCAAATGCAAAGTTTTAGCAAGTAAAACTAACTCACATGTTTTATCTCTTTGATGACTTGCAACTGAAACACCAAGGCCGAATTTTTGAATACCACCAGACACTGATGATGTACAAACCATTTGATTCATGTTGCCGATTGCCGCTGCATTCGCACTTGGTACGACTCTTGTGTCGCCAGCGTAGCTTGAATTATTAGTAGTGCTAGTTGTGTTGGTTACTTGTGAGCTACCACTTTGGTAATTTGTGGTACTGTCCGTGTTCATTCCTCCTGAGATTGAGGTGTTAGTGCCTGAAGTATTTGTCTGTGTTAAGTCAGTTGCACCTGAACCAGTGACATCCGCCATGGCTTGATCCATTAACCAACTAAAGAAAAACAATACTAATGTAATAGTTATTGTTACTGCTAATATATTTTTAATCATCTTCTTGCTGCCCTTCGATATTTTTTTTGGTTCTTACAACACACACCAAGTCTGTTCTTTTCAACGGTGTGGTTAACACATGTTCGTGAATGATCAGTCATACGTTCTTCATTTTCTTTAAGAAAATTGACTAACTGAGTAAAAGTTTTTACTTTGCCTGTGGAGGGGTGAGAGTAATTAGACTTCTTCGCCATAACGACTTTCACAATAAAATTCAAAACCTTGTAGTTGGTCACCGTACTCAATTAAATGAGGTGCAAGTAATTCAACTTTATTGTCAGTAATAAATTTATGACAACTCCATGTATCTTGGAAAGATCTTTGTAAATACTCTCGGCTGAATTGATCACCTTCGTAAAACGTCAGCATTATAGTAATAACAAAAAACATTATTTTTTAACCAACGAGCCACCAAAATATAAACCGATAATAGCTGACACTAAGTTGGTATCTAATGGAGTTATAACTAAGCCTTTAAGTGGTACCCAATTCATTACATCTTTACCTTCAATGAATAAAAACCCTGGTTTAAATTCTGTAAAGCCCACCACGACTGGTGTATCTGGTGCAATCAACGGAACTATTTTTGGTAGAACTACAATTGCTAATACAGAAACTAATGCAATAATTCTTCTGGTCCACTGAAACCCTTCATTTTCATACTCTCGTGCTTCCTTAAAAGCTGCTGTTTGTACTTCAGCTCTGGCCAATAACATTTTTTGTTCTGCTTGTTTGGCTTTNATACTTTGTGACCATATACTCATAACTCCACCTAATACGGTTGAGCCGAGCATGGTAATCATCTCGAACGGCATTTTATCTTCTCCTAATTGTTTTGTGTAATTAATTTACAGAGTTTAATAAACTCTTTTTGCTTTAAATCATTTTTTGCAACATTCACATCAGCACATACCAATTGAATATTTTTTTTTGTGTAACCCTTATCGCTGTTAATGCGATCAATACTTATGTTGGTGTTGCATTTTTTATTTAAACCAATAATGCGAGTCATTGGTCTTTTAGATAAAGCACACAAACCTTGTTGTTTTTCTAATAGCTTTAATAAAAAATCTATATCAACAGAGATAGGTATCTTGCCGTGACGATTAGATCTTCTGCTATGAGTTAATTTTCTTTTTAAAAACGAACGATTAGTTTTAGCGTATCGTTCTTGTAGTTGTGACGACTTGCAGATCTTACATGCGTCTACAGTCGGATTTTTCCGATGAGTATTATTAATGTAGAATTCACTTATTGCTTTTTCTTTATTACAAATACGGCAAATATGCCTTCTTTGATGAAGCATTCATAAACCAAACCGAGCGTACCAGTTTGTTTAAAAGATAATACCTAACATAGATTGAACTGTGTCTGCGAATATTACTGCTAACATTATAGCAAATCCTACGGCCAATTTATAGATCTGGTTAACACTTTTTTTCAGTTCTTGAACTTCAAGACTGAGGTTCTCCATTTGATTGTCGCGCATAATTAATACTTCCTGTGATAGTAGTGCAACCTTCTTATCTAATTCGATGATTGCTTCTCGATTTTGTTGTGATTGGGTAGCCATTTACTTCATATCCTCTATATATTTTAAGTACTCTGGTCGTTGAGATTTTCTTAACTTCTTAACTGTATTAATTGCTCTAGGTGTTCTAAGGTTTCTAAACATTCTGCGGATGTAACCATTGTTAATAGGAATATCATCCTCTCGTGCTTCAGTTCTAATACGATTTAATTCTTCTCTAAACTTCTCAGGATTGGTTTTGGCATAACGTGTATATACATATGCCATGTCGGTATAAACTTTTTTTGTTTCACGATCTAAATTGTTATCATCAAACATTAATAGTTCATTTAAATCAGATTCTAGTGAGAACTTAGTAGGGCGACCACCAATCATATAGTTAAAGACATCAAGTCTAGATACTTTATTACTGACTACTTGCCCTGATTTGTAACCACTAGTGTAAACAATGTTAGATGGACTAGCTAAGTTCTTCATGATTGTCTCAGCATACAATTGTAAGGTACTCATATCGGTTGTTGCTAGTACTGCCAAATCTTGACCGCCTGCTAACATCTCAATACCTTTTAATGGTTTACCAATACCACTTGTAATATTAACTGTTTGATCACCAAAAGTAGCACCAGCTTGTTGTAGCTTACGAGCGTTAATTAAAGTAGATATAAATGGACCCTTAAATTGATCCATTAAGTTATCACCTATACTTAAACGATCATTGTAAGGAATAAATCTATTACCTAAACCAACCCTAGAAGATATATCTTGGCCAATTAAAGTAGGTAAACCTTTAACAAAAAGGTCAGCCATCATACCACTAGTTTCACCGTTAGCATGAGCATCTAAATTAGTACGCATTAAAAATTTAATTGGTGAATACTCATCACCGAATAAAGATCTGATTAACCAATCAAGAGCTTGTAAACCAGGTAATCCTAATGCTCCCGCTAGTATATAAATGTGTAGTAATTGTTTTAACATTACCTTACGCATCTCTTTAATTCTAGCGACTGCTTCTTCGGCAGTCTCAATAGTGCCATCGTCTTTTTCTAAACGAGTGTTTGGATTAAATGGATTGAGTTCAGCATCTTTCCATATACCTAAAGTAAATGCAGTTTGTTTGAATAAGAAGTTTTTAAATTGCGTTCCAACTTTTAAACCTTTTATTCTTAAAATTTTTGATGTATCAGATTTGTCATAGAAGAACTGTGTATCGTTCCACGCTTTTTGGCCATCAAATCTAGCTTGTTTTTCTGTCTTGCCGTTGTTGGTAGCTCTAGTATGTCCTGCCGTATAAGCCATCATACGGTTAAAGACTTCTGCTTTTTGAAATAAGAACATAGAGTACTTAGCAATAGTGCCACGATCTAAATTCATTTCAGTACCATCAGTAAATAGACCTTGGTCTACATCTACACCACCTTCATCAAATCTTTGATCCCACATAGTAGTAAACTCAGTGTCAGTACCAGTCATTTTACCACGAGTATAACGTGAAAGAATTCCATACGATTGTATTATTTCGCTGTAACTATAAAGTGCTGAAGTATTAATAAAACTTTGCGATAAGTTAACAATTGGTGATAGTAAGTTCATAAACATACCTAATTTAGTATGTGCTGAGATACCTAAAATTGCTTGTATAGTAGGATCAAAAACTTTAGTTGATCCATCTTCGGATACTATACCTGCGTCTGAAGAGGCTTTTACTCTGCCGTAGACCATCATTCCTAACGGTACACCTATAATTAAACCAATAACAGGAGCGCCAAAAATACCTACGACACCTGCAGCTCCTAATCCTGTCATACCAGAATAAAGTGTTGCTCGATCTAAGCCTTTAACTTTACCTTTAGTTAAGGTGTCAATACTATTATCAACTGTATTAAAAAATGAATCAAATACACTATCAAATGTATTTTCGAAACCGCCTTCAACATTACTAATGTCATTGATAAAGTTTCTAAATTCGTCTTTCATTAAGTCATCAACTGATGAATACTCTCCATCGTCTAATGCTTGTTGTATTTCATTAGCGTCATATTTCATTTCATCTAATATTAAGAAACGCATGACGTTTTGAATATGTGAACCTAATATCTTTTGAGTGTCAGTTGAGTAACCTTCAGCACCTAATCGTTCTTTTTCAAATGAAGCGGTAACTCTTCTATCACCCATTTTAACATTTAAGTCTCTATTAATTTGAGCTAATGATTGTCTACCTGTTCTAACATCTTCTAATTGATCCGCAGTTAAAGATACTGCTAACTTTTCAATTGTTTTATCATTAAGTGTAGTTGCACTGACAGCACTGTCAGCCCAAGTTGTTCCTCTATTTATAACTACAATTTTATCGTCTTTATACTTAGGGTTAGCTTCAATAAAGTTTTCTGCTGCTTGTCTTGCTTGAGCATCTGTATCAAAATAACCTTGCTCACTAAATATGTTTTTAACTTTACCGTCTGCGCTAACAATTCTAACACTATGACTACCAAACCATATATGAGGCAGATAACCATCATTAGTTTTAATATCAAACTCAGGTTTTATTCTAGAATTCTCAATATCAATCATTACAATTTGACGATTTAATTTTAATTGATATGGGTTACTACCTTTGTAGCCTCTTTTATAACCAATCTCTTTTTCAATTTCTCTAATACGCTCATTTAGTCTATTAATATTTTCTTCTCTAAGTTTGGCTTTCTCAGCATTTCTTAGTTTAGGAGTACGATAAACTCTTTTAAGTTGATTATATATTTCTTCACGTTCTTTTAAAGATTCAATGATATCAATCTCGGCTCTTTCTGCTTCAAAATCAGCTTTAGCTTTAGCCGCAGCTTGGGCTTGGGCTGTTTTAACTGCATCACTTTCCATGATTAAGTTTTCTAATTGTTTGCCGTTCTTGATGTCAACCCCTGGAAAATCTTTAACAGTAAATTTCATTGACCAACCAGAAGCTACTGAGTCACCGTCAGGGAGTTTTACTACATAACCTATAATTTTTTTAGTTTTAGGATCTTTAATACGTTCAACAATTTCAACTTTAGTTGCACCTTTAAACTCAGGTGTTTCAAGACTATCAAATGTTTCTTTTACGTCAGCTAATAAGTCTTTTAATCTTTTAGTAGCTTTAGGTCTAATGTTGTCGTTGTGTTCGTTAATTAATGTACCAAGTTCATCAAGGGTGTTACGAGTTTCATTGTAACCATCAATACCTTCTTTAGTTAACTTGATTGTTTTATCACCAATAACAATACCCTCTTGTAACTCTGCTAATGAATACTTCTTACCTTGGCGATCACCTTCTACTATAATTGCAGATACATCTGCACGTTCAGCTTCAGGAACTTTACGCCAAACATCATTGTATCTCTTAAAGATACGACTCATTTTTGAGGTTACACTTTGTGTATTAAATTGAAATTTTTCTATAACTTTTCTAACTTGAGGATAGACATAAGTACCATCAGGATTACGCATACTCCAAAGTTTTAATGGGCTTTGTACCCACTTTAAAAAATTTACTTTCCATTTCTTAGGTGCTTTCTTACCTGAAGTACCATCACCGTCACTGCTATCACTTTCAACACCAGCTTCATCAGGCACAATTGGCTCTGCAAGTTCTGCAAGTTTTTCTTCTTCAGTCATCTCATCAACTACAACTTTAGCTTCTGCTTCAGTACGTTCAACGGACTCTGTAACTGCTTCGACAATTTCTGGATCTTCTATAATTTTACTTATAGGTAAGCCAGCTTCTAGCATTATGTCAGTTTCGCTAGAATCAAATTCTTCAGATCTATAATCTTCAAGAAATTCTTGCTCTTCTATTCTAAATGGCCACATACGCATATTAGGTATGTATAATAAATTTTCAGTTTCAACTTCATAATGATCTCTAAGTTTATCAAGTGCCTCTTCAATTACATCTTCATCAAATTTTCGATTTAAATTCTGCTCACCTTTAAATGGAGTAAAGTTTTTAAATCCAACTGGGGTGTTATCAGAGAACCGAGGTCTAAGAGCAGGTGGCGCTCTTTGGTTAATAAATTTAGATCGCCATATTTTATTACTAGCTCTATTATCCATTAAGAATTTAAAGCCAGGAGTTGCTTGGGTAGTAGCAAATATTTTTTCCCATATCTCAGAAACTCTTTTAAAGAATTTTTCTGACATTGTTTTTGGTGGGATTCTTTCCATAGACCATCGAGCAGTTTGCTCAGCAAACCATTCAGAAAAACTTAATTGATAATTTGCTCCGTACTTGCCATCACCTAGAGTTTCATCTACAATCTTGTTATCAATACGGTTTTGTTTAAATTCAAAATTACTAAATCGATTTAAATCTAAAACAAGACTATCTACATCAAGTGTACCGTCTTTTAATAAGTAAGTTGTATTACCTGAATCTCTTAAACCTTGACCACGTTTAATATTGCGAAGGCCTACTATAGTTCTAGATGTGCCTTCTTTATAAGCTGGAGACGCAAACATCTGAGTAAGTTTTCTAGATACATTTGATTTATTAAATTCTAGATTTTGTTTTTTATTGCCTTCACTTAGGTACGCATAATAATCTCTTAGTACTGCAACCTTTTCTACATCAGTTGTATTATTAAATAATTCCCATTCTAAAATGTGACCAACTTCATGAGCAACTGTGTTTAAAATAGAAATGTCTTCAGTTGATCTTTGTAGTTCAGCATTTTGTATACCAGGAAAAAGTTTTGCTCTTTCACCTCTAGTGTTTGATGTATTTAAAAATATTTTATAAGTATGGTTTTCTAATGCATCTGGTCCAAATTCATTAACAAAACCATAAACATCATCAGCACCACTATCTAAAATGTAATCTTTGGCATACTTTTCGTATTGTTCTTTTATTTTTGTTAATGCATCTTCGTTGCGACCAATATAAAGTTCATATATAGTCATGTTTAAGCGTTTAGCTTCTCTTCGAATAAAGGCTTTTCTACTTAGGCGTGGTTGAACATTATGTTTTTCTAGAACTTCAGCTTTAATCTTGCCATTTTTTTGTGTATCCTTGTCGGTATAAAAAAAGATATTAATATCTTCTTTCATATTAAGTTTTTCTAAAATTTCTTTAGCATAACCTAATGCAAAATCTGGAACATTTTCAGTTCCAATTACTTTACCATCTAGTGCGCCCCCAAATGGACCAAACTTAGGTGTCGATTTAGTTGGAACTGCTGGTCCTTTAGTTTTCTTCTTAACAACTTTTTCTTCTGCACCAAAAGTATTTGACCAAGACTTTTTGTCATATTCTAATTTACTGCCATCAGGTAAATAAAAATCTAAAATTTTATCTGAGTATTCATTTATCTCACTCTGTTGTTCTGTTAAAAATCTTTGATCGCTAGGTGCATCTAATAAAAGAGGAATAGCATTAACGCCTTCTTCAAGATAACTTTTAATAATATTTAAATCATCTGCCCTCATCACGCCTAATGTTAATTTACCCTTACGATCTGAAACTTTAATATTTTGTATTAATTTACCATCATTTGTTGATGTTCCTTTATTATTAATAACACCTGGAAATAAAGATTGATTAGATCTAATTGCCATTTTGGTTTCATCAATAAAACCAGACTCACCAAATGCAGGGTTATTAACTGCTGTACCAAATTGATCGACTAACTTTTGAGCTTGATCTTTATTAATAAAAGCAACCTTACCTAAAAATGGTATTGCATCTTTTGATCTTCTTTGATCTTTTAATCTTGTTCTTAATGCTGCTTGTGATTTAGCTTCTTTGTTACTAGCAACGGCTCTTTGGACAGAAGGTCTTCTTTTGTTGAATGATTGTTGAGTATCAATAAGTGTCGCTGTATCTGCTATGTCTTTTGGATCTAACTCCGTAACAGTTTCGGCAACTGGTTTAGTGTCGGTAGTTGGTTTATTGTAGATGCCTCTTTTTTCAGCTTCTTTTTTAAGAGCAAAACCTTCACGCATTTTAGAATAATAAGCACCATCACCAGTTGCTTTTGCTTCTTTTATTTCTTTAAGACTTCTTCTTCTATCTTCTAGAAATGCTAGAATTTGATCATCAGATAAATCTTTAACTTTTATCCTAGTGTCTTTGCCATCTATAGTAGCTAACTCAAAATCATCACCTAAAGGATCAACAGTTTCATAATCAAATCCAAGAATATGTTCTTCACCATCTATCTCAAATCGAACAGCACCTGTATTTGTATCACGCGCAATAACTCTTCCTCTTTTTTTTCTACCTTGAATATCATAGACATCTATATGTGAACCATCATCAATATCATCTTTAGTAGTCTTTGGTCGCCAGTCAGGACCATTGTCATCAAACGGAGTTAAGTCAACTGTGTCAAATCCAAACGGATCAAGTTCTTCTTCTGCCTCCATGTCGTAGTAACCGTCATCGGGTAATACAGTTTTAAAACCAACAGTAGGGTCAGTAGGGGTTGAACCACCTATATTGTTAATGCCTTCAGCTATTTCTTTTTCTGCATCGATTGAGGCTTTGATTCTGCGTGTCTTTGCTTTTGCAAACGGATAAACAATTGCAGTTAAAGTACCACCCGCAATACCACCTAAAATACCTTCGTATTGATTTTCTGCCCAACCAATAGTTTTTTCCGGGTCTAAGAACATCTGCTCAATATAATCTTGTGCAATAGCTTGAGCGTATTCCTGGCCGCCTTCAAGAAAGGCTCCAGACACCGCACCTGTAAATACATCACCAGTAACTTGAGCTAGTTTATTGTTGCCCATCTTTTTGGCAACACCTTCAAGAACTGGATTCTTACCAATAATTTTACCAAGAAGACTGTATGTCATTGCAGTCTTAGCTTTGCCACCTTTACTAAGTTTAGATAACTTACTTCCTACTGCAACTATGGGAAGTGCTTCTGCCATACCTAAACCAAATGAGGCTCCTACAGCTTTTGAAAATTCAATATCATATTCATCGTAACCTAAACCTCTGGCACGTTCAGCCATATCATTTGCTGCCATACCACCACCTAAAGCAGCCATCATACCAAATCCACCCAATGGACCACCCACAAAACTACCTGCTACACCTGCACCAATAAAACCACCTAGGTTACCAAACACATAACCAATGTCATCAACCCAATCATCGTCTTCAAAATCTACTTCACCAAACCATTCACGATTAGCATCACGGATAGCTTGTCCAGCTTTCCATAAAGTACTGTCATTACCACTTGCAAACTCTTCAAAGAAATTTTTATAATCATCATCAGTTGCAGTTCCTGCCGCAACCGCTTCAGAAATACCTTGTAAAGATATGCCAGCAGTATCGATCACACCACTCATAAGACTTTGACCAAACTTACTTACAAACCCACGGTCATCAAAAGAATTTTCTGTGACTTGTGGCACTAATAAGTTACGCATAGTCGAATCGCCAGAAACATATTGCGATACTTCAAATGCTTGAGCGTTAGGATTTAATTTTTCAAAATCCATTGACTGACCTTTTAAGAAGGTAGGCTCATAATTAGCAAGTGGATTGGAGAGTAGATTAACTTCAATATCTCTAGCGTCAGCATTAAGCCGTTGTTCTCTAGATGCAACTGGATTCTGCTCTTCTTCTAAGTTCTTAACCATTAATGATGTTCCTTGATTATTTAGTAGCCAACAAAATCTTCTAGTTTACCACCAGAAGCTACCCATGCTTTTTGATCTGCTGTTAAGTTGCCTTGAGCAACTTCAGATGAAAGATTGTTAACATTTACGTTTTGATTGTCAGTTTTATTTAAACTTTTTTGATAACTTTCTGAACGCATAATATCATACAATGTAGTTTGAGTGCCATTCAACGTCACTTTAACTTTTTTCTTTTGTGCGTCTGTTTTTTCACCATGCATGGCAACTACCGATTGTATTTCTTGATTAACTTTAAATCCTTGTTCTTGGTTATCACCATCCATAGTAATTTGAAAACCATTGTCGTCATCGTATACTGGCATACCAATTTTATTATCAACCATGTTAGCAAGGTAATTTTTAGAATAAAAACTATTATCAGGATCCATTGCTTGTAATGATATCGCAACTTGGTTCCAATCAGTCTCTGAGTACTTAGTACCAGTGTCACCGTCAGTGAAATCTTTAGTATTTTGTTTCACAATGTTTTCATAGATCTCGCTAGTTGTTTTAGCTTCATCAAGTTTAGACGCTCTATTTTCTTTAGCTGCTTCTAATGATGCTAGTTTCCTTGCATCAGCTTTATCAATTGTATCACTTACTGATTTAGCTGTAGTGCCTAAGAAGTCATCACCTGCACCTTGTGAATTAGCCATCATAGCCATGCCGAAATCTAAAAGATTTCGTGGTGCGGTACTGTCTTTGTCAGTAAATTTATCCCATTGTGTTTTAAAGAAACCTTTTTTATTTAATTCTTTAGGAAGTTTACCACCAACTTCTTTTTGTTTGTCACTTGGGCCACTTGTATCATTGCCTCTGTTATTAGATTTTCTTTGTTCATCATTCATGTATCTATCCGATACATCCATTTTACCTAATAAATCTTTTACAGGTTGTGAATCAATATTTAGTATTCCGACATTACCGCCTTCAGCAGCAACACTTTGTTCATCTAGATACTTTAATTCTTCTTCAGTAAATTTTCTGCTAGGTAAATCATACATAGCACTGTTTGCATCAATGCCTCGTTCTTCTAGTTCGTTTTGGTCTACTGATTTAACGTATGCACCTAGTGCATTACCATTGCCAAGTTCATCATAGTAAGCTCTTTCTTCATCAGTCAATTGTACCATTGGTTTATATTGTTGATACACATTACCAAACTGATTAAGATTAGTTCTTTGATCACCTGAACCACGACCAGTCATATCTATTTGATTGTTAACCATGCTTTGAGGTTGTTGCATAGCTGCAAAATATTTTATCATTTCATCTGGTGACATTAGTAAGACCCTCCTTGTTGACTTTGCCCATACATTCCGCCTGCACCAATTAATGATGCAAAGGCTCCAATGTTAGATGCCAAATTATTGTTACCAGGACCGTAAGTTGTTTGCGTAGTTGGATACGCTGCTCCTGTTAATGCTCCTTGACGAATTGCTAAGTTACGCAATGGATAATCTCTTTGTTGTAAGAAATCATTGTACTTATAATCTTCACCCATTTGAGCAAATTGTTGATTGGCTGCTCCAATAGATTGACCTGCAAGTAAAGACTTCATTGCTTCTGCATTCTGTGCGCCTTGCATTTGACCCATCATGCCGTAGGCTTGATTACTTAATCCACGATTTTGTAATTCAGCCGCTTGATTGAGTTGTCCAGTCTTCATTAAGTTAGCAATGTTTTGTTGATCAGCACTCATCTGACTTGCTCGGTCTTGATTAAATTGTCCTTGAGCATTTTGGAAACCTTGATTTAAAGTTCCAGATAAGAATTGATTTACTTGATTATTGGTATTTTGTTGTAATTGCGAATTTTCTAGTGCCGTTCTATTATTACCAAATGCACCTCGTGCAGCTTGTCGTCTTCTCAATTGTGCTTGTGCATCCGAACCTTGCTGATTGATTGTTTGCAATCCTTGATTAATAACTTGTTGCTGAAATGGATTCATATACTGAGCAGCTTGTTGTGCGCCAAACTGTTGTGACGTAATTGAATTTGGATCAGCAATAGACATGTTATTAGCACTAGCATTACCTGAAATACCAGACATAGCGTCACTATAATTCTGACTACCTGGTGCTGTATAATTGCCACTGGCATCATACATATTTTTTAAGTAATCAGTACCTCGTGTTTGCAAAGCGTTCTGATCTGCGAATCTTTTAGTCGGATCTGCATCTTTATAGTTTGCATATGGCTGTGCTGCAATTGCATCCGCCATTGTAATATTTTTTTGTGTCGCATCCTTTAACCAATCAGGTATCTCTGTTGCCTGAACTGAAATGGGATTTTGACCTCCGCCACCCATGCACATAATTGTATCTCCTTATAATTTTGTGGTGTAAATACCGCCTGCTCGTGTAAAGCCTGCTTTATTGAAAAATTTATCTTTTGCTTCAACATGTCTGCCGTCTAAGACTGACATAATTAAAGGTTGTTTGTGTTTGTTAGAAAACTTTTTTAGTTTTTTTAAAAGTTGTTGACCGACCCCTGTATGTTGTACAGAGGAGTCAACGTAAAAGAACGCATCAAATAATGCACCTTCATCTGAGAACCACATGTTATTCCAATAACAACCGATAGTGCCATTGAGAATGCCTTGCTTATCTTGACTGACCCAACACATTTTATTAGTAACATGTTGAGAGATATATTTAACGGCACGTTCTTGATTGATTGCTGGATAATCTGTACTCGCTTCGGAGTGCATCTTTTCCAACAAGATGAAGATATCAATCACATCTTCTTGAAGGGCTAGTCTTATCATTATTCGTAATTGTAAATTCCTCCAGTGACATCTCTATTTAAAGGATCATTCACTAGTTCTTTTAGTTCTGCTTCAGTTAGTTGTACTAACGGCTTATTAAATTTAGCTAGTGCTGCCGCTTGAAGTTTTTTCTGCTTATCAGAAGCGTCTTGAGTTGCCCCTGCGGTTGTTGTACCTGCAGTTGATGCTGCCGCATTGACTACATCTGATGCAGCTACATTGGCTACTGAACTTCCCGCTACAGCTTCAGATATTGCACCTTCTCCAAACGCATTACCTGCTGCCTGACCTACACTTATTGGTGCTGTACCAGAGGCTACACTACCAACCATTGGATCTGATGGAAGAGTAGGGTTACCTGTAATAGGATTAACACCTGCTCCTGCTCCACCACCCATAAAGGTTGAACCAGACGCCATGTTACCCACACCTGTAGTTGCACCTGAAACCACTGCTCCAGTTAAACTTGATTCATGATCATTCCCCACCGCTCGGTTAGCGGTATAGTTAACTGCCGCTGCTCCTAATGGGTTAGCCATTAATGCAGGTGCTAGTTGAGGCATAAACATTGAAACTGCAATTGGTAAAACAGTTCTTAACATTTTATTTTTTTTAATTTTATTTCTAGTTTTTTTAAGTCTTTTTCTTAAACCACTAAAAAAATATTCAGGGTTACCTGTAGTTGGGTTAATTTTATTATCTGCCATTCCCACAACAAACTCTAAAGGGTTCATGCCTGCACTTTCAAATGCCTCACTCACAGCTACTAAAACTTCTTCAGTTTGTGCATCAAGTGGGATTACAATTTCTCCAGGGGTTAAGTGTCCTAAAACACTATCACCACCTCGGCCTGTTTGTTCTGCAAAGGCCTGCATATTTTGATTCATGCCTTCTTGTGGGGCTGGTTGACCCGGTTGTGGCATCATGGTTGGTGCCATGCTCATGTTATCTATTGCCATTATTTTAATACTCCTCGGTTTTTTAAATCTGCAATTAGTGTTGCCACTACATTTGCTAGTTCAGTTAAAGTTGTAGTTGACACGTTATAAGTTCTAGTGTCGGTTGAATTAGTAGTAACGTAAGGTTCTTTATTCACTAAAGATAACTGTCTTACGATCTCTTCTAGTTTTGATGATACGTCATTGGTATAACGACTATCGTATTGTTCAGGTGCTGAACCTAAAAATATTCCTCTTTTTGCCATTACCTACGTCTTCCTGCAGGAGCAATATCAATTCTGTTTTTACCCATACGATAGTGTCCACCAAGAACATTACTTTGTAATTTAAATGACAAAGTTCTGGCGCTGTTACGCATATCAATTTTTTCTGTTGTTGGTGAAATAGCGTAAGGACCAATAGTTTCAGTTGATGAATTAGGCTTATCTTTTAAATCTACTGTTAATAAAATGTCACCTGTTTGGTCTTCAAAGTCAGGTACCCATCCAAATAAATCTGTAATTTGTTCACCGTCTGCAATATCAAGTGGTGCTGTTTGTAAAGTGCAATCCATTGCTGACCCATCGTCATCTGTACCAAATTCGTGTTGGTAAATATAACTTACACCATCTTCATTAGAAGCTAGTGGATAAGGCCAAGTAGGCGCGTCAATCCAAGCTGATCGATCCATTGTACCAACTGACCAAGTGCCTTCTTTCATATTATAAATAACATAACGATTGTTAAATGTAGAAGTTGCTGTTGGATAAAACCACCACACTTCATCGTGTTTTGAATTGTGAGCTGCAAACACTTTTGATCTTTGATCAAAATTAAAGTCATCAAAAACAAAACGCTCAATTGGGCTAGAGTTTAATTTTTTAGCATAACCATCATACATAAAGAAGTTTTGTTTAGTCATCCAAAAAGACATACCACCAACTTCAACCGAGGCTTTAGGAGCAATTAATCCACAGTTAGTACCTACAATGTTAAAGTTAAAAACTAATGTATCGGCTGTAAACTGCATTAAGAAAGCAGTTGTATCAGACCATAATAAAATGTTTCCACCTCTTAATCTTTTACCACCGACCATAATCGTACCGCCTGATAATAAATTTGAGCCAGCGTCATTATCTGAAGCTGCGGTCCATTGTGTAAAGTCTTCTTGATCAGACCAAGATACTTTCATTGGATCTCCATCTGAACCAAAACAAACAAGGTGTCTTTGTTCTGTTACAACAATGCCTTGATTATTATCTGGTGTATTAGCACTAACAATTTGTGAAGTGTCAGTTGATGAGTCATAATAATATGGTCGGTCACCACTAGGACAAAATATTAAATCTTCCCCCCAGTTATCCATGGTAAAAGTCTTTAATGCAAGTGTAATGCCAGTACCGCCTGTACGAGGAGTGCCATAAGTACCTTGGTTCCAAGTACCTGTACCATAACCGAACGAAGCAAACGCTGAAACATTACCAACAGCCATGTAGTAATAATAATTTAAATTGCCACTATGTGTTCCTGAAGCATTAGCATTAGTTGCTGAAGTTATAATATAATTATTGGCATCAGTTACCGCAGTTACTTTAAAGTCACCATTTAAAACTACATTGTTAAAAGTAACATTAGTTAATTTAATCCAATCGTTCTCACCTAAACCGTGAGTGCTATCAGCAATACTAACTTGGTTTGATCCACTAGTAGTAGTGACGGCATTGGTTAATGTACCTGTGCCATTAATACGATAGGGTGTACGATCATTTAAATAACCATTTTTATAAATATAAAATCTCTCTGTAGTTACGGCACCAATTAAATCTGTTTGATCATTAGTTGACCATGCAGCTAATGCTCTAGGTGTACCTGTTAAACTTTGCGTTGATAACTTTGACCATCCACCAATTTTTTCAGGTTGACCATTTTTAAAACGAATTTTATCAGCGTCAATAAATCTACCTTCAGATGAATATTCAGTTTCGTCTTTGACGACTCCAGGGGCAAATTGTATTGGTTGTAATGTCATTACGCTGTCCTCTTCCACATATAAACTACAATATACGGTGGCATATTATTGTGTGATGCACCACCACCAGTGTTTCCAATTACAGCACTAGGCATGGTTATAAATGGATAAGAAGAAATTGAAGTATTCGCATCAGCTTGAGCAAACCCTGAACCATAAGTAGAGTTTATATAACCACCACTGTTACCACCACCTGCAATAGTCATGGAATGATTGTGTGATGGCATTTCACTTGTAGTTAAAGTGTGTGTTTTAGCACCACCAGTTTCTTCTTGATTATTAAAATCAGAATCACCACTATCAATACCAATTGGCATCCTACCAGCACCAAACGATGTCCATGTACCAAAACCTAAAAGTGAACTAGGGTTAGTTGAATTAGTTGCATTCATATAAATAGACCCTACTGGGTATACATTTGATAATCTAACTCCAGGCACAGTACCTGAACTTAAATTACTTGCGTTAGAAGAATTATTTATTTGAGTTTGAATTCTGTAGTGACACCGTTTAGATGTTTGAAATTCAGTATTTGAAACACTTCCATCAGCAATTTTTGATGCGTCAATCGCTGCACTTGTATCTACATCAGCGTTAACAATTGATCCATCAACAATAGTTGTAGTAATAGTTGGGTTAGATGAAAAATCAGTAGAAACAGAACCATTGACGATTCCACTTAAAGTAATTGTTTTACTAGAAGAAAAACTATTAGCAGGACTGGTTGCCTCAACTATATTTGAGCCATCACCGTAAACAATACTTTTTAATCCTTGTGTAATAGCTACGCCTGTTCCTGAATTAGTTTTAAAAGTTAATGTATAAGAGCCACTAGTATTATTAAATATAATGTATGGTTTAGTGTCATTGGATGCAGTTTTAACATCTACGTTGCCACTTAGTGTTCCTTGAAATTCTATTATAGCAAAGGAAGATTCAGAATCTGATAATGTAACATTAGAGCTACCGCCCACATCTTTAAGTAGACGTTGAGCAATTGATTTATCAATTTGATCAATAGTTCCGTTTAAAACATTTCCCCAGTTGTTAGCTTCAGAACCAATATCAGGTTTAGCTAGATTCAAATTTGAAGTTACAGTAGTAGTCATAAAATTCCTTTACGTTTTAATAATGTAATTAACAAATACATACGGATTTAATACGTTAGTGCTTGAGCCAGAAAAACTAGGTGTTATAGCGTTACCACTAAATGATGCACTTGCAGATAAACTGTGGCTGTGTCCCTGTGCGCCACCTGTATTAGATGATGGATGAACTGACGGTGTTGCATTATTTCTATCAAATGCTATTGAGTATTTAAAGTCATCTGAACCAGAGGCTTGATAACCTTCTAATGAAGCAGATTTTTCTATACCATCTGATTTAAATGCATTTCCATAACGTCTCACCCAATCGGAATTTGAATTTTGTTCCATTGAATGATTTGCAAATAAATAGTGATCGTGTGATGGCATTTCAGTAACAGTTAAAGTGTGATTACCTGTGTTTCCGCTAACTGATACTGAGCCTGTTGGTGTTATAGCAGTAACTGAGCCACTGGGAGTTATCTCTGCATTTCCACCTATGGCACCTAAACTACCTGCCGCACCAGCTCCACGAGGAAAATTACCATCAAAGCCAGGAATATTAAATGTTGAACCTGAACTACTGCCGTAAGCAGTACCGATAACTGAAAATAAAGCAGAATAGGTTGATCTAGAAACCGAGGCCCCATTACATAATAAATATCCGCTTGGGGCAGAAGTGCCACCAAACATTGATATCACTCCAGTTGGCATTGGATCTGTACCAAAAGAAGTACTAATAGAAGCATTACCACTAGAAAAATTAGCTGTTCCAACGACTGCCCCTGTTAGTGCAACTGTTGCGTCAGCAACATTAGCAGGTGTCCAAACGGCTGTAGCTGCATTGCCTGCAGTAGTAGCGATGTAAATAATTTTATTAGAACTATCTACGCATACTTGGCCAACATAGCCTGCAGCAACATTACTATTAGGGTCACCTGCAAATCTTAATCCAATGGCTGTATCGATTGCATCTAAGTTACTGTTGAGTGTGTTACCCCATGAGTTAGCTTGTTCACCTGGACCTGGTTTTTCAAGTGTTAGGTTTGAAGTAAAAGTTGATGTCATAAATTATTTCCTAATCAGTAGCTACGGTTAATAAGGTGCCTTGTCGTTCAAAGTCACTTTCACGCATAGCTTGGTCTATTTCTGCCACAACAATTTGCATCCAATATGCTTTTTCAGCATCGTCTTTTAGATACTCATTGGCAAATGCACAAGTTGCAGCTAGTAACATTCTTGGGTATCTTTTTGTTAAAAAGTTTTCTGGATTAGATGAAGTTAAAGCGGCAGGTTCATTAAAATAAATCATTTCATAATTGTAGACAGCATTGGCTACTAAATTGAAATTGATGTTTGAACCGTCTGTATAATATTGAGTTGGTACGCCTGTGGTGCGAGTATTGCCTGATGAGTAAGTAATTGATGCTTGTAAAACTTCTGGTAGTTTTCGTGTTAAAACTGAATTATTAGCTCCAGTTAATTTCACTTGTTTTGCAGCTAAATAATCATTTGGCAAAGCCACCGATGATGCACCAGAACTAATAGTGCCACCAACAGTTGTTAGTTGATCTCTTAGTCTAAGTCTACGATATAGAAATGCTTCTGCTTGACGGATTAAAATTGCAACAGGAACATTCTGATTGACAAAATTACGAAGACTTCCTTCAGTAGATTTATCCGCAGTTAATTGATGATAATTCATTTAAGTTCCTCTGTTAATTTGGGATAGACCCAGCTTACGCTGGATCCATTCCGTCTGAGCCAGTGTCTTTGACTTTACCCATTGGTGTGTAACCTTTGTCTAGTAGTGACTCAGATTTACCATCCAATGCTTTTTTATATCCATGAGGATTAGAAGGAACTGAAGTTCCTTTACCTAATGCATCCCCACCGATGTCTTGTGTATTTGATCTGATTGCATTGCTGTAACCAGTTGTATCTTTCATTCCATATTTTGGCATGATGTGTTCTCCTAATTAAAATTAATTATCGTTCGTTAGCAAAGTAACCACGATCTATGAAACCTGTGTGGTCGTAACCTTTTAGTCTTGCACCTTTAGGATCGTTTTCCATGTTCTCAGTGCTGTCTTTAAGGCAATAACCTTTGTCGTGATCCAAGTCACTTTTGTTCATTACGCCAGTCATTTGATTCTTATCGAATTTCTTTTTTTTCATTTCCATGATGATGTCCTTATAAAAAATGGAAGGAGTGCCATAAGCACTCCCTCCAATTGGTATTATGTAGCGGAATCCCACTTCACAATTCTAGCTTGTGCAGCTGTATCGTGAACTAGACCAAAGCCACCTAGGTAGTACCATGCGATACCTCTAGAACGACCATAGTCAGTAGGAATTTTACCACGCATTTCTTCAGGTATTGCAATTGCTTCGGCTACAGTATCTGCACCAAAGAAATAACAAGCATTAGATTTAGCGTTAGTAAATTCTCCTGCTGGAGTTCCGAATCCACCTTTAGCAACATTTGTTTGCTCGATGAATCGTACGTTCTCATATCTTCCAATTTCGCCATTCATGATCATTTGGAAACCACCATCAGTGTACTGATGAATAGATTCTAAATCATTTTTAACGCCTCTGAAAGTTGATGGGTGAGCAATCGCATAATAGTCATCATTGATATACGCAGGAATATCTCTTTCCTTCATGATATCAACAATAGCTTTAACGTGATCTTTACCCATTGCAACGTCATTAGTTACTGAAGTAGTTCCGTCAGCATCTAGAGTTACAGCAGTAGTTGATGTACCTCCAGTTGGAACTACAGCAAGTGGTGTAGCTTTGAACTGAGCATGTGCTGCTCCGTCAAATGCTTTCTTAGCATCGTTCTTTAGAACTTTGTTAATCACTTCTGTAACTGAGTGTTTTGATAAATCATCTAACTTACTAGAGTAGCCAACGCTGTTGCCGTACTCAGTAATTGTTAATTGATTTTGTTCTACAGTAAAACTAGTTTCAGGAATTGCTGTGCCTTCAGTTAAAGTTGTACCTGCAGTACCTACATCGCTGTAGATATTCCAGTTAAACTTGTCACCTTTAGATAGACCTTTATTAGTCGCATCTTTAGCATCACAAAACTGTCTAAATTTCACCATAGGTTGCACAGCCATTCTTAGTACATCAGACAATTCGTCTGAATACATAAAACCACCGGCAGAATTTGTACCCCATACTTGAGCCATATTCTTATTCTCCTATTTTAGTTTATTTATTTGTTTAAGTTAAAGTTGACCTCGTCTTTTTTGCATCATACGCACAACATCCGATCGAGTAGGAGGTGGAGGAGTATCCTCGCCTATACTTGCGGTACTTGAGGTAGATGGTTTGACGACATCTGCGCTCTGCCTTTTAGCTTCAACTTTTTTCATTGACGCTTTAGGTTTCGCTTTTTTTTCACCATCAACATTGGACAGTTTAGATTTTGACCATTGATCAACAGCCTCACACGCACTTCTAAATAACTCCGAGTCTGATCTCGAACCGCCACTTTGGGCATCTTCGGCTCTCATCTCGTGTACATATTGTGCTGCTAGGTATGTAGTATTTCGGTCAGCAAAAACATCCGGGTACTCTTGCCCCAGATCTTTTAATAGGTTGTCGAAAGCAACTTTACTTTGAACTTGCTGTGTCGCTTGTTCGGCTGCTTGTCGTGCAATCGCCATCTCATCAATTCTTGGTTGTTGAGGTGTGCGAGTTTGCAAAATTTGTTTTAAGGCATTCTTAGCTGTGTCGCCTTCACCAAATTGAATATCATGAACCAACTTGTTAAGTTGATCATCATCCATTTCTGATTCAGGTTTCTCTTCTACTTTCTCTTCTGCCTTTTGCTCTCTCAATTGTGCTAACTGTTCGGCTTGAGCCTTCATAGTTGCAGCTTCTTGAAATTTCTGCGTGGCAGAGTCTGCCATTTGAGCCATACGTTTTAATTCGTCAAGGCTAACATCTTTTTCTTGGCCGTTAACTTTAAGTTTGTATGTTTCTGCTACAATTGGCTGAGTAGGTTCTTCAGCTTCTTCTTCAACTGATTCCGCTTCAATTTCTTCTTGCTCGGAATCACTTGTTTCTTGAAGAGGTTCGTCTTCAGCAATAACTTCGCTATCGGGTTCTGCTTTAACTTCTTCTTCTTTATCATATGCTTCTGGTACTTCAGTTTTTAACTGCTCTTTTCTTGCAGCTATAATAGAATCCAAAGTATTGTTTCTTGGATTAAGTAGTACTCGTTCTTTGTCAGCAATCTCTTTACGTTTTTCTTGATCGCTTCTAGTATCTTCTTCGTTAACCACTTGATGTGGTGCTTCTTTTGGGGCGTTCTCAACAACAGCTTCAACAGCTTCAGGTTGAGAGATGCCCTCTTGGGTGATCTCTTCAGACATAATGTCCTCCTTGGTTATTTAGTTTGATCTTCTTCAGTAATAATTTGCTCGGCAAGTATTCCTCGGTCGATCTGTTTCTTCAGATATTCTGTGAGCATAAAGAAAATTCTTGCGTCATTTTGCAACTTTCTAACTGTGTCAACTTTTGTTGCATCAGTAGAAATAAGTTTTCTTATAGCTTCACTAGAATCTTTTTTCGCCTGTTCTAAGACAGCCGATAAGCCTGTGTTGTCAGCTAATTCTTTTTCTATGTCCATTGCTTTACGAGCAATTTTAAATAAAGGGTCTTGAGCAAATTGATCAAACATTTGCTCTTCGTTAAATTCTAAGTCTGTGGGCATTTAAATCCTTATTGTAAGGGTTTAGTGAAAATTGATAACGCTTCACTTTTTAATTTAAAAAAATGTTCTGCATCAACTAACACGAGGGGTTTAGTATTATTTTTCTTTATAACCAGCAAAGGTTCATATTGTTTACAATTAGCCTTTGCTTGGTCATAGGCTTTCCATACATTAATCTTTTCTGTGTTTTTACATTCAATGCTGTATGGAAATTTACGTCTAGCAAGTGGGGACATCATTACGTCTTCACCGCCAGCTCCCATTGAACGACTCTCAAGATCACCTTCTTCTAAATGAAAAATTGTTGTTAATATATCTCGGACCCATTGTTGTAGTCTTCGACCTTTAGCTTTAGCACTTTGTGTTTTCATGAGGGCAATCTTAATTAGTAACCTGTTTTTTTGGGTTTTTTTCTTGGTTTTGGTTTGGGTCCTTGCATCCTCGTACCTGGTTTTCCATTAATAGGCCTTGCATAAGTAGATTTATCTATCTTAGGTTTATTTTTTTTCTCTGTAATTGTTTTGTAGATTTTTTTACCTACTGTTGAAATTACCATAATTATTATCCTTTACTTTTAGTTGTTTTATTTTTTTTCTTAGGAAAGCCAGCTTTCATATTGGCATAGGCTTTTTTAGAAATGGTACTGTTTTTTTTACTTCTAGATGTATTATTCTTTTTACGTTTGTTAATGTTTTCGTATAAACTCATATATTCTCCTTACCATTTTACTTTGTTAGCCCAATAAGCCGCACTCATTTTGCCTTTAGCAATATTTGCACCGTGTCTAGCTTTAAAGGAATCTGATCTTTTAGTTTTAGTTCTGTCGCCAGTAACACCTTGTTGACCAAAACGAATTGTCTTAACTTGGTCACCAGATTTTGCTACTACCACATGAGATTTAGTTTTATGGCTAGGTGTGCGTTTAGGTTTGTTGTAACCACTCACACCTGCACTTTTTAATCGAGAGTCTTTATCACTCATGATTAACCGAAGATGATTACGACTAAAGCAATTACCGCTATTGATAATGCAGCTCGTTTGTGCATCGGCATAGCCATAATTTTATCTTTTATCCAGTTGATTTTTTCCATTATCCTTGTCTCCTATTTTGATTGTTAACTAATGTCATTTGCACTTGTTGATCCGCTTGTCTTAATTTAATCTTGCTATCAATCATCTTCTCTGCTTCACGCAAAGTAAGCTGTGCTTTTAATCTTTGACTTTCATTTTGTTGTTTCATTTGCTCTAACTGTAAATCACCTTGATTTTCCATTTCTTGCTCTTGTAGATTTGATTGGGCTGCTATCTGAGCAATCTCAACTTTGTTCTGCATTTCTGCTTGTTTGTCATTTAATGCTTTTTCCATTTGAGCAATTTGATCTTGCAATTGTTTCATTTGCGGATCATCATCACCAAAGTTAAAGAATCGCATTCCGTCTTTGTAACCAAGTTTGCCAAATATTTCGGTAATAATTTCTTTTACATTAAGTGCTTGAGCAACAGATGGACCAACTAGTTGTGAAACTGTTTGAGCGCCCATAGTAAATTTTTGTAATTGCTCCATTGGATTAGTTGAGCCAATACCAACATTAACATTAAGAGATAATTTTTGTTTTAAGATCTCGTCAGTCATTTCATCAGTACCGTAAGTCTTATACATATCGATATCTTGAGCAGCTAACTGCATAATTACTTGATCAGTTTCATAGCTTTGCTCTAGCTGAACTAGTTGACGCATTGTCGGCTCAACCCAAGTTTCAGCAAAAATTCTTAAATCGTATTCACCAATTGCTGATGCAGCTCCACTTATAAGTTGCATTCCACCAACAGTTTCATTTAATGATTTGTTAGATTGCACTGAACTTGTAGAAAAGTTTCCAGCAAGTTCATCAAAGTCTAAGTTTAATCTATCTTGTTCAATGTAACTTGATTGCGTAACATCAGGCGCTCTATTAATAACAACATCCGTAGCAGGATCTTCCATTAATACAACTCCACCAGGTGTACTGCGAACCAGCGCGTTAAGATCAATATTCCTCCCTTGGCGGGCAAACATTCTTCCATTTAGTGCTAGTTTTATATTGTCAAGTCTCTGATTCGCAATATCGTTGGTTTCCTTCTGAATTTCAGAAGTTAACGAAACTTTTGATTGAGGGTAAATTTTATGTGCTTCAAGAACAGTGTAACCCATTGTAAATGGTCTAACCCCATGTAGATACACTTCTTCAATTAGTCTTGGTGAAGTTAAAAGTTGTTTGGTTGAGAGTGAATAAAAATGATAATCTTTACCATCTTTTTTTACAAAGTTTTCATGTACCCAAATAATTTCATAATCACTAACAGATTTATTTG